CGAACATCATCGTCAATGACTTCTCGAACGATGTCTCGTTTATGTTCTGGAGGTACGTAAACTGAATCACTTTTCTCAGGAACTTGTGGAGTTTCTTTTTTGACTTTAGGTTTTCTAAGAGGACTAGATTGAGGAATTAAAGGTGCTGATTCTTCTTGTTCTGCAAAGGCTTGTAGATCTTGATTTAACTGTGCTAGACGACGATCTGTATCGTCTGATAGATCGGTGAGTAGTTTTTCATTAGCTGCAGTAAGAGAGGCTAATGCTTCTTGATTGGTACTAGCTAATGCACCAATAGGGTCCAGTTGGGCAAGAAGTAGATTCTCTTGAGATTCATCCCAAGAACCAATGAGAACTGGGACTACGGGTTCTTTATTCTTGATCGCCTCGTCTACTCTCATGTGACCATCAACAAGACGACCAGTGGTTTCATTATAGAGACATGCACCTGCCCAACCTACTTTAGCTTTTAAAGCTTGATAAGCTTGTCGTTGACGACGAGGGTGCTGCCTCCAATTCTTTTCATTAGCTTTGAGTTCTCTGGGATCTCGATACTCTAAACGCAATTGACCTAATGGGGAATCAGACTTGGGGAGTTTACGTGTTACCATATTTGTCTCTTTATAAAAAAACCCTGGCATGTAACTGACAACATACCAGGGTTGGGAAAGTCGTAGATGTGACAACTACGAGAACTTAATCTTTTACTTTCCCTTTTTCTTTTTTGGCATAGCTTTCTTTGGTGCAGACTTTTTGTACGGCATTTTCATGTCGTCTTTGTCTTTTCCATTCTTCTTGCCATTACCACAACTTTTTCCGTAAGACATACTTTCTCCTATCGACAACGTAGACCAAACACACGACGAAACGGACGGAACGCAACCACGCGACGAACGGGTTGAGATTGGATAACTTTTGCAGTAGCTCGGACAGGAGCAGTGGCAACTTTTTGCACTGGTCCAGAGAATGGAGCATTGCAATTTCCCGTTAGGCATTCTTCCTGGGAAAATACCGATTGAGTTAAGCACCCCAGGATAAAAACAATGGCTAAAAGAGAAATTTGAAAAGTCTTCATGATTCAATCTCCGATATGTTTTTCTAAGTTACTTCCTAATACGCGAGTAGGATCTTTCCTACAAGTATGAACATTGTTTCTATTACATTCACCACAAATTCTGTTCCCTGGTCCATCAGACTTGAATACTTCGTTACATTTTAGACACTTCCTTTCTGTCTTCTTTGGACGTACTTCAATGTACGGAGATTTATACTCACCTTCTTTGTTTACCATATCTCTTACTTCATTGCAAAATTAGGTGCTACTAATCTCCATGCATCAAATCCAATCATTGCTAAACAATAGCAACCTGATTGACGAACCCATTTATCAAAAAACTCAGCAGGAACCCAACCACCACCGCTTGGACCATCGAGTTGTCCAGGGTGGGCACCATAGCTCCATTGATTACCAACATAGATTCGTGGGTTCTTCATGTTGTAATCAAGTCCAGATAAGTGCATTTGATGCATCCATGTGCCGGATGGGATAAACCAGGAACAACCTGCTTCCTGGTCATGGCGTAACTGCATTTGGAAACCTTGACCTGATGCAATACATGGAAATGCTTTAGCAATGATTATTGCCTTAGCAGCGTCATCGAAGTTCTTGACCTCGATGTACTTTTCAACTTTGGTTTCAGCAGCTTTAGCTTTCCACTTGTCGAGTACTGATCGAGAAGATCCCCATTCACGACCAATAGCGGTTGAGTAACCAGGAACACCCTGCTCATCTTCAGCAAGAACACCATAATCAGTGAGTGCTTGATACTGCCATGTGATAAGAGAACCATCACCTCGAATCTTATTACCACCAACGAGTACACGACCTGCACCGTATAACCAAGGACGGAATACAGGTCGGTACTGTTGGAGATTACCACTTCGAACGATCTGATCGGCAAGTAGGTACTCCAGCCCCATTTCAGTTGCAGCAGCAACGCAGTTATGAACAGCAAGTCCATCTACTTGAAATGAGTGGTTATGTTCAACTTCTAAGCAATATACAAAACCTTCGTAATGACTGCTAGTTATTGCGGTAACTTCTTCAAGAGTACCTTTCGATGTTATATCAGCATGTAGCACATCAATACTAACTTCAGATGATATAGCTGGTTTTAATCGAACTGCTTCAGATCCATTGAATTGAAGATCATAAGCAATTTTTGATTGCTTACGAGGTTTACGCTGCGATATTCTTGGTCGAATAAGTAAGTTATTGCAGATTCTATAGAAATCTGAAATCAGATTTTTATTAACACTGACTCCTGTGATCTTACAATTTTTAGAAGGCTTCCTATTTTTTCGAATAATTGATTTCGTATCAATATGACCGTCACCATCAATCCAACCTTCTAATACTGCATATTGATACCTAGCAGCTTGTAAAAATACCCATGCTGGTATTCGTTTAGTGTAGGTATTACCTTTAATCCAATTATTAAATAATTGAGATAAGGGTGTGTTACTTATCCTGCAATATAAAACAGAAGGTTTGCTTTTTCTTTTGTAAATTTTACATTCAATACCTAATGAATTCATGTAAGCTTCTATGCGTTTAGCATGAATAGCTTTCTTATCACTAAGATTGAAAGTAATTCGATTACGTTCTAAAGATCCATCAGCTAAAAATAATCCAAGCATCCATGCAAGATCTGAATCTAAGGCAATATAACGAGGACACGTATTTCTAGAACGACCGAAAGTAACACGATCATCTGATATAGGAATGCAATTTGCATCTTTAACTAGATCGAATTCAGTAATCCATTTATCAATCTGAGTTCTATCTTTAGGTTGTAGAAGTTGACAAGATGGTTTTAGATTCCTTGCTTCAACCCACTCGAACCCACCTTTAACATCGTCGTAGACATACATACGATGATCTGGAGTGCAGTTGATTTCTTTAATTTTGCATCTAAATTCGAATTTTAAGATATCACCTGAATATGGTTTTTTGATTACTCGAATTACCTTATTTGGTGATCCAATATGATCCAGCACCTCTTCACCAACTACAACATCTTCAATTGCTTTTTCTGTACCATCAGCCATACGAACTTGACTGCTTGGCACAAAACAATCACCTAGTAACTGATTGGTGTTGGGTAAATGCTTACCAGTTAATTTGACAACAGCATCCCAGAAAGCAAACCTTTTACCCTTTGGATCAGAGTCGGTTTGCATGGCACTTGCTAGACCATCCCAGTCGATCATACGGGTATCGACGATTGGATGATCGGGTTGTGCTGCAAATGCTTCTAAAGCAGGTTCTTCTTCTTTAGGACCTGCCCAACCAAATTGATATTTCATAGGTTTGCTTCCTGGGAAAAAATTAGATCGAGTCTAGTTCTTCAACAACTGCAGCAACTTTGATAGATCCAGAGCTATGAGCTACATCCAACATTGCGTCTGCCAGTTGTTTAGGATTTCTTGGATAGCCAGCTTGTTTAGCAGCTATCCATACTCGACTACGAAAAATAGCCAATAGTATTTGATTGCGAAAACGTGCATTCTCTGAAAATTGAGAAGGCTTGCCGCAACCATTCTTCAGCAAATCCATGACTTGGATTATGGCAGTGATAATTGCCAAAATAGTCATGGGATCGATAGAGTATACCTGGAGATCTTTTTCAAGAGTCTCTGTATTCTCCTGAGAAGAAACGTATCCAGGTGAGTTAACAGTCATAACAGTTTCAAGCATTCCTAATGGAACACCTGTAACTTGTTCTGCTACTCGTAATGCGAATTCAGTTACGTTTTTTGTACTCATTTGAATAGTACCTTGATAACGTAACGAACACGATCTTCCCATGAAAGTGACAGCAGGTAATCATGATATGCTTTGATTACTCGCTTGGTTTCTGCGACATTGATCGCAGTTCCATTTGTGTCTGTTCTACGAGACACCTCATTGTAGACTTCATTCTTGTCTGCCATAAAAAACTCCTACTGGGGAAAACTACTCTGGCTGTTTACCAATGGATGCCAGCAATCCAATTTGAATCTCACGAAAGACTTCGGCAATATCAGATCGATTATTCAGTTTCTTACTTGACCAATCCTGATTTACTTTGAGTCCTAAATCATCGAACCAAGAAGACCATGCTGTAAATGATGTACTGGTAGATAATTGACGATTACGAGATCGAATCTCTTCAAACGCTTTATTGACATCTACTAAACCACCGGCAAAGATTGCTGCAGATACACTGCCATAGTTATCCGCAATAGCTTGAGCTAACTCTGTTCGATCTTTTACAGGAATCTTTAGAGCTTGATCGTAAGCAAGTTGCGAGAATCCAAATTTGCCAAAAGGTTTTGGTAATGGGTTAACTGGAGATGGATTAGGATTGGGATTGGGATTAGGTGGATTTGGATTATCGGGAGTTGGAGTGGGAGTTGGGGTAGGGGGCAATGCTCCTTCGATTACCACTCTGGTAAAGAGTTGCTGCAGAATACCATCTTTATCGGTGTATATGGTATCGACATCGTATGATCCTGGAGGTCCTGTCCACACCAGTTCTTTTCCATTATTAACTCGTACTGAATCAGGTCGAAAACCGTCTGGTAGTCTGCGTATGATCCAAATGAACGATTTCGCATCATTTTCACATTCCAAACGAATTAGAGTATAGGGTTTGAAACTAGATTTTTGTTCTTGATCTGAACCTTGATACGTTGCAACTTGTGCCGATGATTCTCCTGGGAAAAACAGGATTAGTAAAAACATGATAGATGCCATAGGTGGCAGAGGTGATTTGTCGTCTGCTTCCTCTTCTATTTTTTTCCTAGTATCCGACAAGTATTGAACAAGCCATACCAATAAAGGCAAAACAATACTTGTGATTATTGGTGCATACTTTTCAGGAATTAGGGATTTAACTACATCAATTTGCTCAATACCAATACCGATTGCAGAAGCTAATGCTGCTAATCCTGCAATCTTGACTAAAAAGATCCAATCCTTCTTGTTGGTCTGTAGGGACTTCGACCCTGTTTCAACTAATACCATGATATGCTCCTATTTACTTGAGATGAATTTGAATCACTACACCGTCATCAGTTGGGTGTTTAGTGAGAGTTACGGATTGCTGTTTGATCTTTCCAGATTTAATCTCATTAACCAGTAATTGCAGATGAGAAGCTGAAACTATTTCTTCAGGAGCAACTGCAAGAGTCGGACGGGTAGCAAACTTGTGTTTTAAATGTTCAATCTGCTGTATCACTGCCTGATCAAACGCAGGTGAATAGAGATGTTCTGATTCAAAAGTATAACCCTGCACCGAGCAAATCACGACTGGACTGTTCGGTGCAGGAAATTGAAGGATACGAGTATTGAGATGGTACATTAGACTTTTTGCCTACGAATGCGTCTGGGGATTTCTTGTTTCAAAGGCTCAGGTGGCAAGGGATTGTCGTTGTAATCCTCTTCTACACTTTTGGCCCATAACTTCTGTACATTGTAATCCAAATAATACAGTACTACTGGGCGACCAACTTTACCTGCTTTTATCTGCTTCATTCTTATCAGACCTAATTGCATTAAATCAGTCAATAGTCTATGCACATTAGTTGCTGGTAACTGTAATTGCTCAGCAAGATCGTTACGTGTAATTCCATCAGGATAAGCATACATACGTTTGGCAAATTCTATATTAAATGGAATGCAAGAATCTATAGCCAGTTTACGAATTGTTAAATAAAGTTGATTATCTGGTTCTGTTTTATTATAGACAATCATCAAACATTGGGCCATTTTCTTAAACTGTACCGCTAACCGAGAAGCTACCTCCCATTCAGGTCGATATAGCAAAGATTCATCTCGCCTACGTTCTACTTGAGATCGTAAACGTGCAACCAACATAGCAAGATGACTAATCTTGTATTCGAATCTTCCATTTAGATTTGGTAAGAAATCAGGGAGATTATTCATCAGGTAATCTAAGTATCCAAGAGAATGCTCAATGAGTATCTTAGTTCTTTGAGCTTTGGTACTTACCGACGACATAGCAGATTGTATGTGTAGATACTCATCAAACTCTGATTTGTCGAGATATTCGATCTTGAGGAAGCGTTCGCCCAATGAAGATCGGTTTTGAGCATGGATAGCTTTGGTGACACCTGCAACCAAACCAAATTTGAGATCCTTATAGAATCGATGCTGGTTGTTACCATATTGTTTCTTGTAACTACCATCGAAAGCATCTCGAAGGATACCAAAGAGTTCATCTTGCTCTTGAGCCGATTTGGTCAAGATCGTAGTAAAGTCTTTGATCATCAATGTTCGATTGTTGAGAGTCGGCAAGTAGCTGATGTCTTTACCGTCAGAAGTCTTGTAACCCGATACCAGAGATCTAGCACTGATTTCAGATTGAGCATCAACATACATATTCGAATCACCGAAAGATTCGATGAGAGTTGTCTTCCCTGAGCTTGCAGGACCAACGAGGAATAACCATATCGGCTCACCAGGAAAGTGTGGAGAGATCGAAGTAGACAAAACACAAGCTAGTGCATGTTCATTGCTAGGTGTGAGATACAGGTTATCACGAAAGACTTTAATGTAATCTTCCCAGGAAGTAACGGTAGCAACTGGTGGTAAAGAAAACCTTTCACTTAGGTAGCTATCCGTAGTCCCTTGATCTGTTTCAGGTGAAATACACTGAAGAATGATTGCCCCCCAAATCATTGTCGATAGCTTGGGTTTTCTCTTAGCAGTCATACCTTTATGTTCTGTTGTTTTCGATACAACAAAGTCTCGTAGATCCTTACCGAGGTCTTCTTCACCCTCAGCACTGGAGAACTTTTCATCAGTATCCCATTTAAGGAAACGAATTGAAGCTGCGACATCGTTTAGTTTTCTTGAAACTTTGGCAATACCCTTCTTACCAGCATCATCCTTGTCGTACATCAAGATGACATTCTTACCTTTGAAATTTTCTAAATACTCATCTTTGAATGTGTTAGATCCAGGTACGGCACAAATAGAAAAATTGGGTTCGCATTCTTTCATGTGCGAATAGATCGATAAGAGGTCCCATTCTCCTTCGCAGATCACCACGGTTTCCTGGAAAGATTTCTTATCAAAAGGTCGATACAGTTTTAATCCCAATCCTGGACCCTTGTAGATTCTAAATCCGTTATCAGGATTGAATTTACCTAAGTTATTCAAATACTTACTCCCATTTTGATATGGGACATACCATGTACCTGAATCACGATCCAAAGCAAATTCTGCACTCTTTAATGCGTCTGCAGTAACACCAGGACGCAAAGATGCTAAATTTAGATAGTCTTCATCCTTAGTGGTTTCCAAATACATTTTATGCAAATCAGTGATGAAGGTTAGGTTGTTACCTTCAGCACCACATTTTTTACAATCGAATAATCCTTTGGTGGGATCGACATAAAAGTGCTTTTCTTTACCACAAAAAGGACAATCTCCTTTGTACTGATCTTTAGACATCTCCGAAGCTGGAGAAAGAAACACACCATAGTAATCAAAGAAATCAATCACGGTTCACCTCATTATAAATCTAATTCCAATTCTTTCTTGTCTCCCCAGTGAGTCGTCACCAGGGATGCACCGACAGGAGTTGTCCAACCTACTTCTCTTGCCGGTCCCATCATCAATTGACAAATTGTGGATAAAGGAAAATCCTTATCCTTCGGACATTCAAAAACTAGCTCATCATGAATCTGCATGATCAAGCGAGATTTAGAGGGATGAAGACTCAAATAGCGATTTGTTAAATACATCGCTTGTTTGACAATGTTGCCTTCATCTCCTTGAACAATGTAGTTAACACCCTTGTAAGGTTGTTCTCTTGGTACATTCAGAGGATACCCAAAAGCAGTCTTTACTTGCCCTGTTTTACGAACTTGATAGCTGATCTTCGCCATATACTCAGCAACAATAGGAAATTGATTCTGATAGAGTTGATAAGCTCCATCCATTCCTGCTGTCGCATCAACACGTTCAGCACCAGCACCAAAAATCAAAGCGTAGTTCACATTCTTGGCAATACGTCTTTCTGTTTTTGTAGGTTCTTCAGTATTGAATAATCCTTTAGCAACGTAATTATGGAAGTCGTAACCCTTAGCAAATGCGTCTATCATCCCTTGATCATTTGCTTCGTATGCGAAAATAATCAACTGCAGAGATGAATAATCAATCGCGTACCATACGTATCCAGGTGGTGGACCAAACAGTTCTCGCAAATTAAACCGTTTGATCTTATGTCCTGTGTCGTCTTCCTCTTCTTTACCTGTAGATATATTTTGCCCATTTGGGTTACTACAGCTAAAGCGAGTAGTTTTAGTACCTGTCTGATTTAGGTTAGGATAAAGCGTGTAGTAATTTCTTTTTCCCTTTGTAGAAGGGATTGCAAAATGCAAATAATTTCTAATGTATTTACTACTGGTAAGATTTAGCTTTAACTCTTTTAGATAAACTAGAAAATCTATATTGGGATGATCAGGACAGCAATTGATTAGATGCTGAAGTGTGCTTGCGTCTGTAGAAGGTTTACCTTTATCCGTCAAAGACACAACAGGGAACTTCATCTCCTGATAAAGCAGACTTTGGAGTTGCATAGGACTCTCAAAGTTAAACTCCTCTAGACCGAATGAATTTACTATAGACATGAGTTTCTGGGAATAAGCATCTATCTGTGAATCCAAATCTGACAACACAGAAGCAGCTACAGGTCGCAAAAAGTTCATGCCTCTGGATTGGATATCGAGAACCACTTTGAGAACATTGATCTCTCGAAGATAGACTCCGAGCGTATCCCTACTAAGTAGTAGGTCTTTAAACAGCGTATAAAGCGATATGGTGCGTTCAACGTCTTTTAGGGCATACGAGAGGCATACGTTCTCCCAGGAAGGCTGTGCGAGGTCTGGAAAGGCTTTAAACATAAGCCTGGGTAGCCAATAGTCTGCTTCTGTCTCGTCATGGATCTGCCAATCAGGAATTTCCCCCTTTCGGTGGAGGGATCGAACTAAACGTCTAGCAGCTTTGGTTGCATCTTTAAGTTGGTCCTCATCGTCTTTTGGAAATTGGAGATAACGAACCGATAGATCTTTCAAACCATGTGATCGTTGATTATCGAGAACATGAGACATCAGTAAGGTATCGTGAATGTGATACCAGAAGGCATCTGGATGTTTGTGGAGTTTAGAAACTTCTTGAACAGATATTTCAAAAAGTGTAGCGATAGCTCGAAGATCAAAATTGGCGTTGTGAAACACCCAATCATCGTATTGCCGCAAAGTCTCTCGTATATCTTTGAGAGTTGTGCGATTGCGTTTAATCTTTTTAGTTATTGGATCAATGTCGAATTCCCAATAAAAGAGATTTCCTTCTAAGTCGCAAGCAGTCACCATGAATGGTTCTGCACCTAATAGGAAATTTAATCCCGTGGTTTCTGTATCTATAGCAATGATGGACATAGTACGACTCACCAAAGAAAAGGGTGTAGCAGTTTCCTACTACACCCACGATTAAACTACAGAGATAGAAAGATTTACAGTACGTCACTAACTTCAATATCGTAAGTGTACGTGCCATCGCTGACGGTCAGTGTTTCTCCTTCTATCGATTCAATGGTAGCTGAAATAGTTTCTTGATTACCATCTTCATCTTCAAATTTAAATTTGATGGAATCACCAACAGCAGGAGATTTCTTCTTCGCTGCTTTGGTCTTTGTAACTTTGGTCTTTTCAGGAACAGGATCAGGCTCCTTAGTCATAGCTGCTTCAAGCCCATCATCGAGGGAATCTTCCTCTTCCGAGTCTCCCGTAGTTTCCTGGGAAGAAACATCATCAATCAATCGACTGATGGAGTAATTGACTGCTACATCTCCAGCACGTTTACCTGCTTTGATCTCCGAGGCACGAATCGAGAGCATGATGGTTGGTTTTTCTGAATCCAATTCTTCTGCTGCAGATTCTAATTCTGAAGGATCGTTAGCCCAAGATCTGGTATCGAAACCACAAGCTTGAAACTCTTGGAAGATCCAACCTAATGCTGCACCATCAATAACCATCGTTTTGCGATTGTATGCTGGTTGATAGTTACCGATCAGCATTCCCTTTCCAGGAGCCTCTAGTGGAGCAAACACCCAATTGACATAGGGAAGACCCTTTCTGTCACCTTCTTCGTGTGTGGCACATTTGACACTGACGAGTTTGCAAGGAACCGATACTCGGTCCCCTTTCTTATTGAGTTTGTAAACTTGCTGCACTTCAGATTGATCTGCAAGTGATGCTCGTTCCTTTTCTGCTGCCTCCTTGAGAGCTTCCTTATTCGATGCCAAACCAGTTACGAATGCTGATTTCTTTGCTTTTGCCATTACTATGTACCTTTGTGAAACTGGGAAAAAATTTGAGTCAAAACTGTAATCTGTAAGGGAGTGTAAATCAAGATCGCTTGCGTGTTGTTTTCTTTTCTACTGTCGGTTGTTCTTCTCCATGATCATATAGTTCGTTATTGAAAGCTTTTTGAAGTAAAGTCCATCCTTTGATCTCACCTTCAGGGATTTCAACTAATTCGAGTGATTTACCAGATGGTGAAATGAAGTGGTTCGGAACACCACAAGCAGTCCAGATGTTTTCATAACCACGTAGATGAAGACATCGTTCTTGACTTGCTGTATAGCCATAAAAGAAAGCATAGTCACATGCTGCTTTCAGGTACTTCAGTGCAGCACCAGAGCAACTAGGACCGTACTGAACTGCTTTACCACCAGTGACAACTTCAATATCAGATTCTTTGGTATGGGAAATAAGGATCAAACCTTTACCCATGTCGCGGATCGAGTTGAGAGTCTTTTCAAAATCATCTTTGATGACTGCCCACAATTTACCAAAGTCATTGAGTCCTCCTGGATGCCGGACACCCTCAATAACGCAGTGATGGGTAAGACAAGCATCGTAGATTCGATCTACAGTATCGCCAATGATGCACTGAACTGTGTTGTCGTTCTCACATTTATCAATAAATGATTTGAACTGTAACCAAGCATCAGGTTTACCTTCGTCACGAATTTGAGTGACATCGTAACAACGGAAAGGTAATTGACGAATAGGTAGGTTCTTTCGCAGTGGTTCAAACATAGCCACGATACTATTGGGTATCGAACTAGCTAGAGTAGTCTTACCGATACCCTTAGTACCGTAAAGACAGATGGTGTATTCCAAAAGATCGGAAGGAGGAACATTAAGATCGTTAGGACCAGGGATGCTGGTGATCTCATTGAGATCTGCTGATCGTTGAGGAGCAGCACGACGAGGAGTTGCAATACGAGACATAAATTTTTCCTTAGAGACTGGGGAAATGAAACTACTTACTTTTGTTTTCTTCTGGGGTTAGTTCTGGAAATACCGAATCGATTAAAGTTAAACCGTGATCGACTCCGCGAGTTATTAGATCGAAATACTCTCCCCTTCCGTTTTTGAAGCTGTCGTACACGCCGAACGGACGAGAGAAGTGGTGAGGATTTGTGGACCCGTCCGGTAGGGTCCACGGTTCGAAAGGGTCTGCTTTTATTGACTCCCACCATAGGCATACTTGTTCCAGTAGTGGGAACAGCGTGCGTTTAGCAAAGTTGTCAATATCAGCAGAACCAAAAGAGATACGATAACGAACGTAGTACCATTCAGGTCTAGAGTTGATATCCGATGTGATTCGTTTTAAGAAATCACTGTCAGTCTCTTTGACTTTTTGTTTAAGTCCTGGTTTACGAATGATGTTGTAAAGAACACCCGCTGGTGCTTCTTTGTAGATTGCACGAATGCAATGACAATAAAGCATAGTCTGGAGATCAAAAGGTAAGGTATGCTCAAGAGAGATTTCATCAATTTGAGATTTAGTTTTATTCTCTTGTAGCCAGAGCTTACCTTGATCTCTGAACACCTCGTCAAATTTACCCCTTAAATCCACTTTACGTCCTGATGGTAAATAGACGGTTGTACGAAAAACTTCTTCTTGCGATACATACTTGATTTGACTGTCTTGATCTTTCCAAGTCAGTATGTAGATACGGAAGATTTCTAGGGCCAATCTTCCCAAGAAACTTGTGGCTACTCCGTCCTGGGATAACAGCCTTTCGAGTTGAGCAAAAGAATACCCTTTAGCATGATACTCAAGTAACTTGTGAAAGATTGTGCCGAACTCTAAAGAGTCAGTAGTATCTACTGGAGTTAAACCTTCTACAGTGTAGATTCGGAATCGCTCACGACAGTTAATGAATCTGGATAGCAGAGAATAAGAGATCCCATCTCTGTACAGATCCCAAGCAGGTTGTTTACGTTGTTTTCTACGAATTGGCATTATTCCATCCATTCAAGTTCAAGCATTGCAATTTCGATTGGATTGTCATCTGCAATACCAAAAAGGGTTGATCCAAATGGGAATTTATTCCGTAGTTCCTGAGAAGGAATAGTACATCGCATGTACCACTCGTTCCCTTCTTCAATTTGATCATCAATCCATACCAACTCTTCTTCAGAAAAGAAGCGAGGATCGATTTTGTAATAGTGGTAGCAGCGTTTCCTACATTCGCTTAAAGACATTGCTTTACCACGATTGATAGGAAAGCCATTATCACTGTAGGCAAAAGAGATAAGTGGGTAGCTATCTTCTTTATTGAACCTTGATCTCTCTGATGCAAGCTTACTTGGCGTATGAATCAGAGAGCGTACTAGAGCAATTGACTTGGTGTATTCTGCTGACATAGTAGAAACTATCGTTATATCGGTTAGTTTATCTGATGTAGAGAATTCTTCGTTTGCTCGAAAGATGTGAGTCAACCATTGATAAACGGGTAGTTTGGTTGTCTTACCTACGTTTAGCCGTTTGGTTTTTGGTTCCCTTGGTTTGTGCTTTTTTTGTAAGCTTTTTCGAATTTTGTCGAACGAGTCCATTGATCCTGTCCTTGACCTCCTCTCGAAGAATGAGACAACTTTTTGGTGCATCAATGCCAATACGAACTTGATTACCGTGGCAATTAACAATCTGAACACAGATGTCGTTACCGATGAAAATACGCTCGTTAATTTTCCGTGTTACTACTAACATGATGACTTCCTTGTAGAGAAATGAAACAGATCAGTCGGGAGGATTCGAACCTCTTGATTGCCGTAGGGTGGTTTCTCGACACCCTTGTAGCGAGCTACCAATCAGACTGTTTCGTTGCCTTGCGGTTCCCACCCGCTGCCGACCGATGTAAGAAGAATATCGGCACTTGAGATCGATTTCAAGAGGAGTTTTGCAATTTTTTGATAGAAATTTGGAAAGGGGGAGTTACCCCCCTAGTTCCTGGGAAAGTACAATTACTCTTTTCTAACAAACCAGCAGTAATCTCCGTCCAATTCTAATTTTAGATTTTTCTCTTTTACGAATTCATCTACTGCTCGTTTAACTCCAAAAGGCAAACTTGGGTAGTCGTAATCATGACCACCTAAGTAACCCCCTTTGATTACTTTAGTCCACCAGCATTGAATGTCTTTCATTACTCCTTCATAGGAATGATCACCATCTAAGTAAACAAGATCTACTGATTCATTTTCAAAATTGATACATGCTTCTTCAGATTTCATTCTATGAGCATGTAATCTTTTTTGTGATGTAAGAAACCAAGAACGAGCCATAAAAGTTTGATAATGACTTTCGTGTTGTTCGTTTGATGAATGAGCTAAGTAGTCATTTGTATTTTTATATTCTTGGGAAGATACATTAGCCCAAGGATCAACACAATGTACTTCTGCATAATTTCTTTGTTGACCTATGATTGTAGAAGTTGCTCCTTCGTATACTCCAACTTCTACATATTTATAGTTCTGATGAATATTCGGCAACCTATCTAAAATTGCTTTATGTCTAGTGCCTTTAAATCCATTTGTTATTGCTCTGATAATTAAAAAAGATAGAAATGTTGATAATGATAAAAGATGCTCTTTAGTATCATTTTTTGCAAAATCAATTACTGCATTAGTAAGATGATAGCAGTAAGCATTGGGATTATATATACCACGATCATGTTGGAAGTTTTCCCAATGTCTTTGCTGAACAAACCAATCTTTTTTATGCCAAGGGATATAAGAATACTCCCAATGGGGTGCAATATAAGGTTGTAAACCTGTAGTATGTCTTATATGATCAATAGACCAAGAACCAAGGTCTAAATAAGATAAACTACCTGGGCTTTTATCTCTAATTAGTTGTTTTTGTCTTTCTAGTATTAAACCTAAAAATTTATCTTTAGGTTTTGGAGAATATATTAAACATTGAGTCAATCTATCACATTGACCATCTTCAAACATAAATGAGCATCTGTTATCAATAACTTCATAGGGAAACTCAATTGGTCTTAAATGAATACAATCAGCATCGACCCAAAAACCACCGAAGTTATATAAATACCATACTCTAAAAACATCTGAAAAATGAACCATACTTAAACCATTAAATTGCTCTAATAGTTCTTTACCACCAGGAATAGTTGGTATAGTTTCTTTAGTATAAATTTTTACGTTAGGATTATGTATTTTTAAAGATTCAATACAAATTTTTTGTATTGGTAAGTCATAATTATCAGCTAAAGTAAATAAATTGTTCATATCGTTGCTGCACCTACCACAAAAGGTTGTTGTTTAGCTCGAACACATTTATAAGGATCATCAAATAAAGTTGAGCCTGTTTGTTTACCGCTAATATTAGAAGAACAAGCTATCTGACCTACAAGCCAAATATGGGGGCAATAGATCTTCAGCATTCTTCGTTCGTGCAACAAACCTAAATGATGATCAATATGGTAATGCTGCTCAAAAGGTACTGCGTTCAAAAACTTGTATAAGATTTCCATACCTCGTCTAGAACGTACCATGAAAGCATGAGTACGGTTGACATTATAGGGAATCAATACTTTAGGATTGACTTCTTCAGGTGGATGATTGTTGGTATGAAGAAGTTGACCTCCGATATAGACCATTTCCCAATCTTGAGGAAGATTGGAATAAAAGTCTAACATGAGGTGATTGAAGTTATCTCGAAAGAAAGCATCATCTTCGAATACTGTATAAGAATCGTAATGATTGTTCATACAGTGTTCTAGAATGTTGAGATGAGATTTGTAGCACCCCCATGCACCATTACCTGCTGACCACCAATCAGGATGCTTTACAGAATCGCCATGAATGGCTTGCCAGCGTTCTGGAACACCCCAAGGAAAATCAACAGGCAATCTTTTATAGAATGCTTCTAAACGATCTTTACGATGATCTAGATTGATGACGTAGCATTTTTCTGTGTACATGCTTCTGCTCTGGAGATAGCTAGAAGAACTAATTGTTTAGCAATAATAGTAACGAAGGGGATCCCACGATTCTTAGCTTCTTCTTGCAACCAAATAAGAATCGTATCAATGTTCTTTCGGCAACCGTCAGGACCCCAACTGTTCATTGTATTAGCTCGATCTAAACATTTGCAACTTGGGGTATCGACTGCAAACCAAGATAGAATTTTTTTAAGTTCTGATCCTGGTCCATTGCTTTTTAAGGTTTGTTCCCGATCTCGAACTTCAAATAAATGACGAAGATCTTTAATGATCTCTTGTACTTTCTCAGGAGCGTGTTCTTCAACTGCTGAGACTGCATGAGATGCTGTCACTGAGTTTGGAGATCTTGCGTTCGATAACGTTATACATACTGCACAAGCTTCTGGTGATGTCTTTGATTTATAACCTCCAGATAATTCTTGAGCTATACGACAGTAACCTTGTTCTTTTTCTTTAAAGTAGTAATTGCATTCCATAAAAATCACTTATTGGGGAGTTAAGGAGTTTCTACGCGAGTACATACCCATAGTATTCTTTGTCCAATCCACTCTCCTGGAAAGAACGGTGGTAGACATTGGCAATCCGGATAGGGAGAACATTCTGTAAGTACCACCCAACTAGAACCATCCCACATGATGAAACATTCTGTACAGGATGGTCCGCCACCTCCACCACTTCCAGAACCTCCACCTGATCCACCACTGCCCTGTGATCCTGATCCACCGCTACCCTGTGAACCAGAACTCGCAGATCCAGAAGAAGCACTCGAAGCACTTGAACTAGAAGAACTAGAAGAACTGGAACTTGAACTAGAACTAGAACTAGAACTGGAACTTGAGCTAGAGCTTGAACTAGAACTCGAACTAGAAGAACTAGAGCTAGAAGGGCTGGATACACTCGAACCACTAGAACTACTGGAAATGGACTCGACACAACATTCAGCATAATAATATGCACCAACTTGGTTGCATACTCCTGATGATCCAATTCCTAAATCTTTTAAGTTTCTAGTTAGATCGTATAAAGTAATTGAAGTACGGCGAGGAGTACCGATAATCGGATAAAAAATGTCAGCAGTAGCAACGCCATAGGAATATCCATCTGAGTAAACAAATGGGGAAGTGAGAACATACTTCCATTTCTCTCGAATAAGTTCTTTTTCATACTGTTTAAACTCCGGTGTTAGATAATTCAGTTCGTGCTTAGGAACGCCAATAACTTCGGTTGTTAAGCCTTTACCTGTGTTGGAATACACAATCTTGTCTGCTTCAAATCGAGGGGTAAAACTAAACCTGCCTCGAATACGGCGATAAGATATTCTGGGATGGATCGATGCCCTTGCTCGTTCTGCTACATCACCGTAAATCTGATTATTCCAGTAAGAAGTATCATTAGGTAGATAGTTTACTGTAGAACCACCAGGATTGACCCATGCGTAATGATGAGGAAGAGTTACCTGTAAACTCGAATTAGAATCACCTGATGTATCACTAGCTTGATAGAACCCTTCAGGATAGTTGTTGACATCTAACTGAAGAACTATATCTGATTCATTATTGTAGAATTTAGGAATCAAAGATTCGTTTGCAATAAACGTAACTGGGAACTTGAGTTTTTCAATCGGTTCTGCTGGACTTGGAAAAAAAACTACTAAGTTCTGCATCTGGTTAATCATATACGCAGCAGAGTAGTCGGAGTTCTCTGCACGTAAACCATCGAAGACTAAATTGCCAAGTCGATCTACATAGTAATAGCAACGAAAGATTTCAGCACATCTTGAACACCATTCAAGAAATGTCATGTCTCCAGAATGGACATTAAGAAGATAATAGTTTTGAAGAAATGTTGTATTAAGTAAACCTGTTACTGCAGGATTAGCAGCAGCTTCAAGCATATCATTCAATATAGCTGATGCTGTCCATAGAGAAGTTCCATTAAGAGTTTCTTCGTAATATCGATTAGTACCAGCAGATACTCCAACATTCTTTTCAGTATGACGAATCTTATTGTAGACTTTGTTTTTAGTATGGACTTTACCAAACCAATGTCTCATGTCCTCTAAGATAATATAAACAACTGAATCAGGATTATCTGGATGCCCTAAAATATTAACTGCATCAACTATCGTCCATTTGAAATAGTTAGTCCCTACTCCTCCAGAGTATTGATCTCGAATACGAATGGTAACATTAGGGTAGAAATAACTGGTAGATATAGGTCCTGATAAACCACCCGCTTCTATACTTAGATTATCGTAATCTGATTTAGTAATAAGCAAATGACAACATGCTGGTTCAGGACCATGTTTGAGTTCAAGGGAATTGCATTTGGAAATCAACGAAGGATCCATGTCCATTTTCTGCATGTGGGCACGTACAGAAACAGGATCGATACAAGAAAACTGACTTCCGTTAGCTGTTAACTCAAACATTAGTTATTCAATGTGTTAGGTGTTCCAGATTCAGTCTTCTCAATCTTAGAAGATGGGGGTGTTTCACCCTTGGGAATCCCCTTGGTTTCTTGGGAAAAATTCCCTTGCTTCATTTCATCGCCGTAAGCTTCGATTGGGATCAATGGCACTACTTCAAATTCAGGTAATTTCCCAAAGCTAAGAGGAATAAGGAAATTCAAAATTTGATTGATAAAATCACTGATCAAGAAGTCAACAATTTGTTGCAAAGTAGAATAGAAAGCTACCATAGGAATCTTACGACCTGTAGCAGCACCAAGACCACCTCCACCACCTTGAATCACTTCAGGAGGAATACCAAGACCTTCAAGTTCTTCGTTGGTCAGGAAGATCATGTATTCAGCCATACCAGGAGGTGCTACTGACGATGATGGTGCTTCATAGTCCCAAATTTGTCTTCCATCAGCACCCGTCTGATTAGGGAAAATAAGATAACCACCAGATCGTTTCTTAGCTAACATCTCAATAGCTAAATCTCGATTAGAGATACGACCGCCATTCTCTAAACTGGTGTAGCCTAGAGGGTATCGCATGATACCACCATCGTATGCGTTACGATGGAACCAAAGACGACGAATATCACGAACACCACCTTCAGTCCAGATTTCCCACCATGCTGCGTATGCACCGAATAGGCGAGATAATCCGTAATACTTCTGACGATCACGTTCGTGGGTATGCCAGAAGACTTTTGGAATACCAATATAGAACTGTTTTAGATTACCTGAGTTGATCTCAGTGCCGACTAATCCACCATTTACGGTGACTGCAACACAGTCAGGAGGATTGAAGTCTAGTAGATTGTCAAAATTGAGTACTCTACGCTTCCGACCATCAACTGAGGTAGATTCCTTGTAGATCACCTCACCTGCACTGTAGCCCCATTCTAGGGCTTTTAATGCCTTAATAGCACCTACTTGCCAGAACCTCTTCAGATTCTTGGTAATGAAATCGGCAACCTCCTTATCTTCACATTTCACAACGTAAGGAAAGGAGGTATCCGATGACACAATCCAGCGATGAATGGCAGGATTCTTTGCTTCTTCTTCAGTAAAGAATTTAGTGAAAGCATGGATAGGACCTTTGATGAGTCCCAAACCAAAGCAGATACGTGGATCTTCAAGCATCTGTTTAATCGCAAACCGAGAAAAGATCGGTCTGTGATGTGGTGCATACGAGTAATAATTCTGGATGTATCCAGTTGGGTCGTATGGGACAGATTGAATTTGAAGTAAGTCTTCTTTGGTTATTTGTGCCATGATTGCTTTTGCGTCTGTTGAAGAAGTAAATTAGCTCTTGCCGATTCTGCTTCCGATTCTTTCACACCTACTTGAATCAAAAGATTGTAGTACCTGTCTGGAGTTAAGGCACTATCAAGCATTCTGTGCCTGAGTTCTTCTTCAGCTTCAAGTTCTGGTATGACTAGGGAGTAATATTTAAGTAATCTACTCTCCAGAGGCAAAGGAATCTTATAGAACCTTATTGCTTTTGCTCTGGAGAACAGAAGTTTTTTATTGTAGTCAACTTCGAAACAGCTTGTTCTACTAAAAGAACTGAAGCAGTACGTGTTAACTCTACATCGAATTTCTCTTTCATGTTTTTCATGAAATGAGGGATCCAATCTTTGCTGTCTAATTTGTCAGCATCGTTACCTGCATTTTTCCAAAATTCGTAAATGTCGATAACTTCGATGTTGGTTCGGTTTTCACCTTGAACAATCGAAAGAGTTGCTTCTTCGACACTAGGGAGAAGGAAATCGCTCATTAAGTCAAAACTCCTGAAAATCCTGAAGATGTTAAATCTTTGAAGAAATTAGTATGAACACTGGTGTTAACATAATAAGGAATTGACCAAGTTGCAAGATAGACTGGAACAATACCTTTACCAAGTTGCTTTAGAGTAACTATGGATTGTCCTGAACGAACTAAAGGATGTGTTTTGTATTGGAAAGCACATGGTATAGTTGGTGGAAACCCTACTCTAATTGCATAACCTGACATAACTATAGTGGTAACAGGTTGGCTGTTGTAGCTAGTTGTATAATCTTGATCACTTGGGTGTAAGCCTTCTGAAACTGCTTGCATATTATGCAAGGCAACTGTTCTATTTTCTTTACCTACAATGTTGTCACCTAAGGCTGATTTCATAGCACGATCAATGTTTACGTCATATCTCTGTCTTACAACTTGAAAAGTGTTTACATCTTCCAGAATTTGAAAAGAATTTTCATGCATTATGTAAGAGCGTTTAGCTAGGTCTACTGAATACTCTTGCTGAGTTGAGGGTTGAGTAGTGTCTTCATTTGGAGGATATACCCAAGCAGGTAAGTTAATACCATGAACTGCTTTATTTATTTTTACGTTTTGTATAAGCTGATCATCAGGATAGTAAAGATAAGGCCCATCATCTTCAGATATACCAGTATACCCATAAACATCCCAGGCACATAACATATCAGAATTAAAATAATTAGGATTTCCAGCAAATTGATCTTTATATTCACTCCATTGACTAAATAAAGACGCATCAGTAGTTAATGGGTTTGTAGATGAAGTTGGACGGGTAAAACCAGCATGCCACGGTTCTCGATCATCTGGATTAGCAATGTCAACATACCAATATTTGTAATTGCCTGATTGGTTTTCTTTATAATTGTATAGAGGTGTAAACAAACCTGATTGTTGAATCAATTTATCTCGATCATAAACACCTACATATTCAAGACGAAAGCTATGAGTTCTATCGAATAAATTCTCTTTGTAAGAAACTTTAGTAATAATATTTCTTGCATACTCTGATTCTTCTTCTGGATTAGAAGCATCATCCAGTTTTTCTTTTTTCAATCGACCAACTTTATCATAAGCTATTCCTCCTGGTTCTGTTCTAAATAATCGTTGCCTAGCATAAAACCAAAAAAGGAAAAAAGCTGTTGAAAATGCTTGTCCAGGAGGCAAAGTAATATTGCCTTGAATAACATTATTCCATTGATGAAAACCCTTACCCTCTAAACGACCACCGAACAAAGAAGAACTTACTTCATGAGACATATCCATTTTCATTGCCTTTGGTGGCATAGCATTTTCTGTTGGAAACTGCTTATCAACTAAAGTGAAAGTGCAAGATAATGAATTAGGATCATGCTGAAATCGTTGTGATACTCTTCGGCAATAAAGAGGAACAGGAAAGGCAACTAGATATCTTACTCTATCTGGATGTAATCTGCCTATTACATTTGTAATAACATTTTGTCCTTTTGCACAACTAGATATACTGTATTTTCCAGAAGTTGTAACAGTAACAGAACCGATTTCATCAATATCATAAGATCTTGACCATGATAGTTCTGTTAAACCTATGTTTTCTGGATTTACTAAAATTGTATTAGCATTATTAAATATAATCTGATTATGGGTACAGAAAGTAACTACCCAAGTGAGTTCAACTGCTTGTTGTGCTGCTAAATTCTTCCATTTAAAATCTGTTGGTATTGGTCCAAAATTTACATCAGTTGCATCATTGATTACAAATCCATAATTGGTCGCGTTATTTGTAGGACCTAAACCTTGATAAGTGCAACGTAGTTCTTTTCTAGGTTGCATCAGAACAGCACGAATTTGCTGAACAGCAGTATCAATAGTTATTGGAGATGGGCTAATACCATCAGGCATGTTAGCAGGATTTTGTCTTGTGAAGATGTATTGATAAGGCAAATACCATACTACCGTTAATTCACTTTTAGTGTACTTAAAGTTAACTCCGTTATCACTTAGTACTGGTTTAGAATTAAATGATAGTGTGTAAGTTGGTGGGAATTTATAAATACCAGCTTCAGTACCTAACCTGCTTTCTACATCACCATAGGATAATTCACCAAATGTTCTTATACTATTAAAGCCCTGAACAGTCATTACATAAATTCCTTAGTTAACGTAATTGAACGAATGCTGCTGGATTATTAGCAAAGAACTTGGTACTACCTTGATTTGCAATAGATGCTATTTCTAAAGGATCCTCTGTACCTAATTTTTTAGCAATATCGCTAACATCAACTGCTATTGGTCCAATTAGATTCAGTGCAGCAGGTAGCCAAGGCGCAAACAACTCAACTAAACCTTGAACATATTTTATTGATTGACCAGATACCTCAACAATTTGTGTTAGTAAATCTAAGATATTTACTAAATAAGGTTCTGTTGTGATCAAAAACTTATCAAATGCTTGACGAGTTGCTAACTCAAATTTGGTTTGAGCTTCCGTTATTCTCGCAATTTGTGGACCAATCAGTGCTGCTCTACGGAAGTCATCTTTTAATATAGCAATCTCTTTAGCAACAACTGCACCTGTGATCTGAGGAGAAAATCCAACTAGATTACCAGCAATTTGAGTTACACTGTTATTGATAGAAATCAAAGTTTGTGCTGCTATATTCAAAGGAGCCAGAATAGTTTCAGTTACAGCTTTCCCTACAAAACTACCAACAATAGGACCTAATACTGGACCTAATACTGGAACAAAAGAGGCGGCAACTGCACCAACAACTGCACCAGCTTCCGAAGCTAGCTTAGTTCCAGAAGAAACTACCTCACTAGCCCTACCTAAAACCTGACTACTTGATCCTCCAGTCAATGGTGTAAGAGCAAGATTAGCTAACGCACTTCCTAAGTTTGTTATATCTGAAGTAATTTTTGGAAGTTTATCTACTACAACAGATGTGAAAGCACCTAGACCTGCAATACCTGCAATTGTTTTTGCCTGCTGTTGCACTTCTTGTGTTTTCTTAATTTCTCTTGTTCTTTCATCAATAAGATTTTCTCTAATCTTAGGTGCTTCTTCTTTTAAAGATTTTAATTCTACTTGAAAATTCTCTGTTAGTTTATTTGTTTGCTCTGGGTCTAGTAAATTTAGAAATTCTTTTAGAGAATCATTGATCGAGTTGATACGTCCTTTTAAAGTATCTAACAGCAATGTCTCTTCCTTGCTTGCTGCTCCTACTTTCTCAAGTGCCATTACATACATAGCAAGCTTATTGACATCATCGATATCTAATTTGTTAAGTTCTTCTTTTGTCATCTTCAAAGCAGAACTTAACTCTTCTTTTGCTTTTGAAAGAGCAGGAGCCAATTCTTTTTGAATATCGATTTCATCTTGCTTACTTAATTTGTAAGCTTGAATTGATTTTGTTAACTCATCAACTTTGGGATCAAGTAATCCTACTTGCACTCCAATGTTCTGAAATATGTTTTGTATAAGCTCGCTAGTTGAATCGTTAACGAACTTGATCATATCCGAAACTTTGAGTTCACTTTGAGGTGTGCCTGTAGCTGTAGCTACGCTCTCTCTAGCAACTCGAAATGCAGATAGAACAGGATAGAAGCTTGTACCAACTAACCTACTTAAAACTTCAGATATGATTGTTTCAGAAGCACGAAACGTATTTGATGCTAATCTGTCTTGATCAGCTTGAGCAATAAGTGCTTTCTTACGAGCAGTTTCTAAATCTTTTTTTGATACGAATTTTTCTAAATCAGCAAGAATTTCTGAAGAAGATTTATTTTCCGATTTTTTAGATGAAGCATCTTCGACTTTACCTAGAATCTTATTAAGAATCTCAAGCTTCTCAGAATTCTCAGCAATAGATTTTGCAAGTGAATCTAGTCTAGATGAATCGTCTCCACCTAAAAAACCGGAACTGTCTGCCATTTGGGATTACCTTCATTTCCTGGGAAAATATCACTTCATGCTCTTTTTATTTTAAGAACTCTTCTAGAGTTTATAAACAGAATTTTTCATTCATTTTTTGTACGATTTTTTACCTTTACAACCCCAACGTGAACGACTTATCGTATTTGGGCAAGGAGGATTCTTACATTTAGGAATACCAGAAGATCGGGCACAGTACCGATCTCCACGTTCCGTTCCAGGTTGCGGTGTTTTACCTGCTTGTCCAACACTTCGAGTTTTACCACCTACAGTAACTCGAACTGCTTTACCTTTAGCTGGAGATTTCTTAGGCATCTCATTTACCCTTTTTAGGTTTAGGTTTAGCAGATTTTTTACAACTACCTGGAGAATATGGTTTCTTACCCTTTACAGGTTCATAACCTTTCCAGCATCGGCCTTTATCTTTAGCCATGTTTTTACTTCTTTTTCTTAGCTGGTTTACTCTTACCTGCTTTGCTTAACGCGATAGCTACAGCTTGTTTCTGCGGCTTTCCACGTTTCATTTCAGATTTGATATTGGCTGAGATAACTTTCTTACTAGAACCTTTTTGAAGAGGCATTGGGGATATCCTTGGACTGGGAAGAACTAAAAACTATCCAACAGTAAATAACCGAAGAAGTTCACATTGCTGCAAGTTAGCAACACTATCCAAGCCAATTGGAAGAATTCTCATTTGCAAAGGAATCTTGCGATGCTTATTAGCCCATAATGTTGATACACTAAATCCAGGTGCTAATATTGCAGATTGAAAAGTAATCGTTGTAGGTGCAGCACTTGTGTTTGCACATTTAGTTAAAACTAAAGTTTTAGCTAAACTAGAAAGCAATGTACCGATTCGTCCAACTTCACCAATAGTAGTAGCAAAAGGCCAAAACGCTGACTGTGCTGCTGCAGCATCCCATTCTGATAATGTAAAAGATACTTGCATTTCTAAACCTTGGTAAACACCATCTATTGGTGCAGTTCCACCAACGTCTGCAACAATGTCTTCTGCTCTTGATACCCAATCAATAGTAAAACCATCTTCAATAATACCAAGGGCAAGATTGTTATATGTCGCAGTATAAGAACCAGCTACAAAAGTCATTGCGGACTCTCCGAATTATCGGGTAATGGATGTAATTGCCTATACACTTTTAGGCATTGAAAACAAGTAGCAGCAATAGGCAAACTCGTCAAATGACGAGGTAATCTTGGACCAAATCCACAAGCAATTTTTTGAGGTGGTATGGATTGTCCCATGAATTTAAATTCATTTACGAGATCTGGATGTGCATCACTTGAATCACATGGGATTTGCAAATGAATGATCGCTACAGGTTTCCCTTGACTACCACAAGCAGGGCAAGGAGTTAAAAAATCTCTCCCATGAAAGATCCCGTTATACCCAGGAATTTTTGATTGACAGTTCAGACACATCATGGGGAGCATGAATAACCTCTTGACTTTCTGTAAGGGGGTTTCTATTGTGATAAACGAGATTCAACTTCGAGCGTGAATCGGCATCCTCGATATTGGGCGGGAAAAGACGCTGGCGATATCGAGTGTACGTTCTACCAGGGGACACAGCAATAGAACTAGCCGTGGACTGGTCACGGGAAAGGCGATAGCTGTCGGGATTTGGCCTCGATCTCGTAAAGTAGCCCGTGAGTAACAACGCTCGCCAAGCCACTGTGGAAAGAATGAAATCCGTTCATTCCGCTATGTCCCAATAGTCATGGTTTTTTCTTTTAAAAACCCTGCCTATAGGACGAAGTTATGCAAATAACTTCACGGACATGGAAGAATGAATTCCATTAGTTACTTTAAATAGTAATAAAGTTAAATAGTCTTAGTTACCTAGTAGAATTAGGAATTTATTAGGTACTTAGTAATTGATTTCCAAAATACTTAGGGTATATTCTAATCCAGTCCTTCAGGATGAATCCCTTGGTAAAAATTTCTCAGGATGAGAACATCAACAACCTCCCTTGGTTTTTAATCAGGGGAGGTTTCTTTATGCACCAGCACCACAACCTATCGCAGTGATCTTTCCTGCACCGGTAAATATTACCTCCATAGAGTATCCCGCTGGTTGAGCATCCCCATCATTGGGGTCTACAGATCGATACCAATCTTTGAATTGTTCATTAGGTCCCATACAAGCAGTCCACCGTAAAGGCTCTATACGCCCTGCTGACACTGCCAAAGCAGTATTGCCATGCAAAGTAGTCATAACCTGTTCTGCGATGTCTGTGAGGCCCCTAGAGGCTTTTATGAGGACACTATCTGGATCTCTATCTTCTGGATTTCTTCTGGAACGAATAGAGATGGTTACAATAAGCCCTGTCTCCTGCTTTAGGAGATTCGTCAACTGGGGGTCTGGGTTAGTCCACTCTCGAAGATGAACTGCAAGGTAAATACCCCCCGCTGTAGGGATAGGTTGCCCATTCATTCCTAGACGGATGTTTTGATCGGGAGAATCGACTTGGGTGAGAACTTCTTTGAGCTTATCTCGAACAACAACTAGAAGGGTTCCAACACTCATCGTAAGCCTACCTTTCGTTTAGCCATGATTCTGGCTTTCGTGATCCAAGGAGTAAGATTTTTTGGGAAGATGGGACGGGCTTCTGCTAGTTTGTCAGAATAAGGAACTGTCGTTCTGACGATTAAACGATTCCCATCAATCTCAAATTCTTGTTCTAGAGATGGGATGTACTGGCCTTGAATGACTTTCCCAGGACGCAGGGAACGCTCTAAACGACGAGTCAAAATTAGAATTGGAACTTCTCGATTGGATAATGTACCAATTTTAGTTTTTGCTCCTGCAGCTTTAACGATACCCCAAGCAATACTAGCAGCTTGAGCAGGTGTCTTACCTCGACGAAGCTGATAACCGTAAATAGCTCTCCAGCGTTTATCCTGAGTTGGAGTTAAAAGTCCTTTAGTAGATTTGAAGTTACGAACATTATAAAGCTGGGCATCACCTCTAGCTAAAGGACGATAAGCAATAGTACGAGGGGATAACGGTTTCCAGCGTATCCCTGCTGAATCCGTACCCCCTCTACTCTTCACCAGAAATTCCTCATGAATTATCTGGAAAGTATAGTAAATAGTCCAAGCTAAAAGTTCTTTGGAATATCGAGCCACATCCTACATCCAATCGTATGGGAATGGAGACATGAGATATTCTCTCCCAGAAGTATCAGTGGATGCTGTACGACGAATGCGAATTTTATTTTGAAGATAACGCATATCGATCATAGGTGACTGCATAACTGCCAGCATACCTGCCGAGAATGGGATATCAGGGATTTGTATAATACCGTCTGAAACTTGTTCTAATTCCAAAATAGCACGCTGGTAATCTTCTCCATAAAGACCTGGATCACCTCGTCGTTTGGTGAAGTGATAAGCAGCTATATAGGTAGCTCTACGACGAACCCAGTAAGATTGGTAGAGATCATTCGCATCGTGTTTTAAACCAATGTACTGAAGACAAGTTAGAGTAGCATCTGAAATAACTTCAGATAGATAATCTTCGTAATCTTCCTTAGTTAGATCATCAACCCATTGGTTGCTGCCATCAAAGGATATCAATCGAATGACTTCTTCAGCAGAAGTGAATTGGTATTGTGGGACATTACCGTAAAGAGTCATAGGTTAATCCTTAGTAGCTACTTGTTTTACAATCCAATCCCCATGAGCAAATACGAAGTTATCAGAAACTCTTCGAAGTGCCCATGAATGAGTTCCTGGAATAAGGGTAGCTCCAGTACTTGAAAAAGAAAACTGATTGTTGTTAACACCTGATCTACTTATAGATCCGTTTGGAATTATTAGGATATCACCCCTGTATTTTCTGGAAATAACTATTTCACAAGTTGCTGATAAATCTACAGATCCACCTGTTGAATCGAATACGGCTATTGGACCTACTGTTATATTTTCTCCCAGGAAAACACGGATAGTTGTTTCATTAACTCGATCTTCTACTGTTGATGATAAAGGAGTTATTGTGATATTGCTTCCACCGCTGGCATCTCGAATCTTCTCCAGCGTATCCGTCCCACTTGACCAAGCTGCACCCTTAATTTCCGTGAACGCTGCTGTGACACCATTGCTTGTTGCAAGCCCTGCTTGTATATCCACAATTGCATGAACGTGACTCGTTGCATCAATAAAAATTGTATCACCTGCGATTGGTGCTGCCGTTCTGGCTTCTTCCAGAACAATCGTTTGGGTTCCGTTGCCGTTGTTCACGAACGTCAATATCGGTGAGTTCTGCTCGGCTAGCGTAGCGTCATCAGCAAAGAACAAAACAGCATGTTCAAACGCACCAGTCGGGTAATTAAGTCCTGATACATTGAATGTCGTTGTGGTTGGTGTTGGACTTGCAAGAACAGTACCTTCGACAACCATGTTTGCTTTGCGAAGTAAATCTATCAACTTGCCAAACGAACCTGCTGTTGTATGACCAGCATAGGGTTCATCCCAAACAGCATCCGCAATACCCGTGGTCATCAATTCTTCGTACGTATCGGATGGTAAAACATCGTAGCGATGATTACTCATGCTCATCGCGGAGTTGTTCACGATGATGTCTAACCGTCCAAGACTGTTTGTGTTGGAAACGGTCAACGCGATTAAGTAGTAACCATTCGTCGAATGCGTTACTGTTGCTCCGGTAAGCGTTGCCACCGAACCATTCTTAGCGATCGAGAAATCGGCAAGCACTGCCGTTGTCACGGCAACACCATCGGCATCTAGTACTGGGCCAATCGTAACAGTCGTTGCTGTGCTTAGTTTAAGTAACATTCTATGGCATACCTGTTAGGATTCGTCGTCGTCGTGCGCCACTTGGAAACTGGTAAAACGTGTTGCGGTGTGACTCTTGGCGTAGGCCGATGCCACGTTTGGAGGCTAGAAGTTTGATTTCGGCAAGGCTTAGGTTTCTATCATAAATACGAACGTCATCTAAATACCCTTCCAATGCACCCCAGTAATTATTGCCTAACAAAAAGTTTGTTTGTAGTCCCGGTGAGATCCCCTGTTGATTTGCTGTATTACTAAACACTCCGTCAATGTAGTAGCTTGTGTTATTGCCATCACTAAACACAAAAATATGTTGCCAACGATTCGTCGATAACGCTGCCGTACTTTGCGTATTTTGACCTCGATATACTTCAAGCGTACCGTTTGTCAGTAGGGTAAGTGCAAACCTTGGGTTTGTATTATTCGGCCAACTTGCACAAATACCTCGCTTGTTCAAAGTTATTGCGTTGACCCATGCCGAAAAACCTACAACGTCAACGCCAAAATCTTTGTTTAGTGTAACTCGATTTTGAGAATCATTACCGCCTGATGTATCATCTCCATCGAACTGCAGCGCCCGCCCATCACCACTAGCAACCCAGTCGCTCGCATCCATGTTCGTCAGCGTTCCATGATTACCCCCAACGAGGTCAGGAAGCACGTTGCCTTGTCCGCTGATCGATGGACAATACGCCGCGACGAGGCCTTGGCGAAGATTGGCGAACGCATTGCTTCCGTTGTAGTACATTGGCTCGCCTAGCTGATGGTATCGTAAATCGCTTGCACGCGTATAAAATGATTTCCGGCAGTCGCATTTAACGCGATGCCTGCATTATGGACAACAAAAACGGTGAACTGCCCAGGAAGCCTGCCACCGAACGCCTGAGCAACACTGACCGGCCCAAAATAATAATCTTCGTTGCTCGATGCAGTGATCGTGATGTTGGCGCAGAATCGGCAGATAGCGTTTTTCACGTTACTCAAACTGATGGTTCTATTGGCATCAGAACCCAAGAAAACATCTGGCCAGCCGCTGCCGTCCCAGCCAATTAGCCAGATTTCAATGGAACGACTAACAGTGGGTGAGGTGCCCGTGGTGATTTTTCCGCTGACTAGATAATCGGCATAGCCATTGGTTCTAGTGTCTATGGCTGTGGCTTCGCGTCCTGCCAATAAATTAACATCACTGGCCAAACTAGCCAGCGTGATGGTCATGTCTGCTGCTGTGACAAAATTCTGCTTCGCGGTATAGGTCGGCATTAAACCAAAACCTCACTTGCTTCCATCTCTTTGCGTGCGTTGATTACCAATCCAATTCCAATTTCGGGTAGGCCAACGGTTGATGTCCATGAGACAACCTTGCTGCCCATCGCAATGATGTCGGCGGCTTGTGCCTGCGTTAGAAGCGTTGCGCCGACAAGCTGCGAGAGCATCGCTTGCACTTGCGGCAGGTTGACATCGACGGTCGAGATTCTCGGATCATCGACCCACGCCACGACACTTTGGCAAAGTCCGGCCACTTGCGGATTGGATGAATTTTCGCCGGCAAGCAGTTTCGGCCAAATGCCCTGAAATATCGCGTAGGTTTTCAGGTCGCGTATAACTACGGATTGCTGCACCACAACCGTTTTTGCGTTGATTGCGTCGGCGGCTTGCTGGTCGGTTAACGTGCTGTATGACTGTTTGGATAGTTCGTCGGATAAAATGCTCATGTTACATCTCGGCAAATAATTTTGATGATTCGATCAGCACCTTCATTACCTGAAGACTTAACTTGTATTTCTTGAATACCCATAAAGTCTTCTTTATTCAAAGCACGAAAACTACTGTTTACTTTTGTGATAGTAACGACATTACCATCTCGACCAACAACCGGATACCAGTTAGTACCATCGTCTGTCATTTCAAAGGTGATGCCTGTACCTGTCATAGCAGCAGGAAATATCACTGCAACAGGAGTAGATTTAAAACCAGTTCGAGAACTGTTACTGGTTTGAGTACCAGCAGCAATGGTAAGAGGGACAGATAAAATTCGAGTACCTAGACTCATGGTTACATCCCTAAGAAAGAAAGATCAGAATAAATTGGGAGACACTACCCCATACCCAATAAGAGCATGAGGTAGTGCTAGGGTTCTCCCCAGTCCCCTTAGAAGTTCGCTACTTTTGCATAGTAAATAGCGTATGGTTCATAAAGAACAGGCAAGAAATTATCTACCTGCTTAACTTCACGACCAGGAGGATCAATAACTGGAGTAGCCCAGGCATTGAATCCATAAACTTCTCGCATGTCTGAAGTGACGTTCTCTCGAACATATTCAGAACCAACAATCGAACCACACCACTCACCAGGATCAGGAGTGATAATGACATGATCATCTGGGATGAAATATTCAAAGTTCGATGCATTGATTTGCGAATCGAAATCTTCAGCCGTACCAGCTTTAACCAAACCACCATTGTAAACGTGGAATCGATAAAGAGGTAACGCACCAAATACGATGTCGTAACCAGTATCAGGGTACTTCGAAGCAGGATCGATTTCTCGACGAGTTAGCGAGTCGAAGATACGTACCGACGTACCAACGATTTGTGCTAACTGACTGTTTTCGAGAAGGTATCGAGCCGTGAAACCGTTCATCCATAAATGACGAGGTGGACGACCGTTGACGCGAGATGCATATTTCTCAAGTTCCATCAACTGACTAACAATGTCGGTTGAACTGGTTGCCCAAGAAGCACCGATGATACCACCAAGCTGATTGAGATGAGCAGCAGGAAGTGCGTAATCGACATCGAATACAACTCCACCTGCACCCTTCTCAACTAACTGCATATCATCGCCAACAACCTTGACTCCGAAACCACCACGAAACATGCGTGACCACATGAATTCGCGTGCGTTACGGAATACTTGAGCAAAGTAACCCAATTGCTGACGAACATAGGCTTGACCATTGGTATCAATAGCACCAACAGGACCTCCTGGTGGTCGATATCGCATCAAGTCTTCGTCTGCGATAAACATCTTCTCATGCAAACGAATCAATTGACTTGATCGATTGCCATAAGGTTTACGAGATCGCAAGTTAGGACCAGTGCGAGGACCACGAACTGTAGCAACGCTACGAGTTGCATTGTAAATATCCCAAGATGCAGTTCGACCTTGAACTCGGTCGTTCATACCTGCACCGCCATAAGTACGCTGGAACAACGAACCAGGAGTGTCTAATTGGGAAATAATCCCAGTGATGACCGGACTCTGGAAAAGTTGTTCCCGTGTTACGTAAGGAACACCCATATTGTTTACTCTCTTCTGTTACTAATAAAAGAAATGAAAAACCCAGATTAGGTTGCAATGGTTGGGGTCTGAGTTTCAGCACCCAAATGAACCAAAGTCAACCATCCAGTACCATCACCGATGATTTCAATCATACCACCGATTTTTTCAGATGAAGTGCTGAATGCAATCGAGTCAGCAGCAGCATCATTGAAGACAACCATAGTATCTGCTGTACCTGCGGTAACAGTTACGTTTTGGTCAGCTACAACGAAGAAACCATAGCGAAGACCTTTACGAGCGTTTGCTGGTAGAGTGAAGTTCACTGCACCTGATGCACCACGATTGGTAAAAAGGATATCAGTATCATCTGTTGTAACAGTGTAGTTAGCAGTCTTCGCAACAACATCTCGCCAAGTGCCATTACGAACACCAGCAAAGTTGTTGTAGAAAGTAATACGAGGCCAAAGCTGAGAACGAATAGCGAACTCGTTTGCATTGCCAGAAATACCTAATGCCGTAGTTCCTGGAACGATCAGTTTAGCAGGATCGACCATCCCACCAACCAAGATCATCCCAACAAAACGATCAATGGTAGTTGTACCAAAGGTTGTTCCGACCATCGGCCCAAGAACACCGTAAATAAGTTCCGAACCATCGGTTGCTGTTGGATCCCACTGCTTTAGTTTTCCTGTTGCAGTGACACGACCCAAAAGCAAACCTGATCGCAAATTTGCAGTACCATTCGTATTACCAGCATCAACTGAGGATGCCAGAATTACACCTTGGTCCCAAATCTGGTTTTCAAATCGACCAACCCAGAATTGGTTCTCTGTTGTCTCCAAGACATCTCGGAGACCTGGAACCATGTTCGCACCTTGAAAAGTAATCATTTATTTTCTGACCTCTTTTGAGGAATAAGGAAATGAATTTAGAAACCAGCAGGAACCGATTTCAAAACAGCATTGATGATATCGTCCACAGCACCATCACTAGAATTATCTTCTAGTGGATTTGGTTCTTTTGAAGCATTAGCAGGAGTACGTCCCATGTACTGAGCAGTATTTACACTGCCTCGATTTTCCTGGGAAGATACAGGCAGTGCTTCAAGAGCTTTCAAAGTAAGATCTAGATGATTCTCATCTGCCTTACCATTCTTGAAAGACATTTGAATGCTGTTAACCATCGGTAAAAGATGAGTATCAGCATAGTTTTGAGAGACACGATTGCTGCTAACCAAAGAAGCAATACGGTCTTTGTAACGTTCTTGATAAATGCTATTAAGCTGAACGCTCATCATTTCTGCAGCTTTCTTATACTGTTCAACGTCTGAAGGAACATCCTTCAAATCATCGGCAGTGAAAGGTGCGTTGGTCTCTGGATTGTGCAAGTTAGCAGCAACAATTGCATCTACTTGCTTCTTCGTAAGACTCATCATAATAGGATAACTCTCCACTTTTCCGGTACTGGGTTTCTGACTTAGAGGACTTGTAGATGTTTTTTGTGATTGCATTAAAGCAACTAAAAGCCTATCTAAAAAGTTCTCATTTGTGGTATCAGCAGGAAGACTAATACCTTTGTCTTTTAAAAGTGTCAATACTTGGGAAACATTCCCAGTCATCTTCCTGGACATAGCAATAACCTCGTAATCTTCTGCTTCAACATCAGGTAGAGGAATGAAATTAGTTTGATCTGGTTCGATTGGATCTACAGGTAATGCTATGTGAGCAACAGCATACTCTCCCCAACTTCGGCCTTTACCATCCTTAAATCCTGGAAGAAGACCTATGGAAGTATCTTTAACAGTGCGTGATACTTTATAAGCTGGAGATTCAGCATCTTCTTCTTTCCCAGGAGCATCGATAACTCCATAAAGACTGACAGTTCCATGCTCATTCTTTTTTGCATAGATTCTTTCCCAAAATCCTGCATTCTTAGCTGGATCAGGAGAATCTGTTACTTCCTCAACCGGAGTAATGAACACACCTTCCTGAACATGCTTGAAAGGAGCAGGGATTTTAATACCTGCTTTAAGCATCTTAGAAGCTGTCGATGCAATCTTTTTAAGATCAGAACCAGTGAATTGTTTTTTCTTTGATCCTTCAAAAGTTGATACCTCGTACTCACCTTCAGTAAGAATTTCCTTTACATACTTCATAGATATACCTTTACTTAAGTAAGATGTTTATTTTTAAGATTTTCAACTTCTTGTCTTAAATCTTTTCGATCTTCTTCACATTCATCAATTCTTGTTTTAGCAACATTCAAATTAACTTTTAAATTGTTGTTTTCTGTTTCTAACTTTTTGTAGTTTGCTTCAATCTTTCTCCATAAGATTGCAACAGCACCAGCTAGAATCGTGATAATGGTATTCGTTACCAAGGAATCATCTCCATCAGAAAAAGCAAGGATGGTTTGAATAGATGTGAATACAGGGAAGCAAGTTGTAATAAAAGTAAATAAATTATCATTCATTACAAAGTAATCCCAGTCGGATATGGATTAAAAAAGAATTGGCTTGTAGTAAATGCGTACCCCATATTTACTGAATACTGACCTGCAATTAAATCACCATGATCAGCAATTTTTCCAGCAGTTGCAGAAAGAACATACCAAAGACCTTTAGTTAGAACTGTACCAACAGATACCAAAGATCCAGGTTCAGCAAAAACAATAGGCTGGTTTGCTGCAGCATCAGCTAAAGCCAATCTAAGATTTTGAGCATTAGCATTTCCTGATTTCTCAAGTGTTGTAGCGTCTGCTTTGTACCACTTGTTATCAGAAGATTTTACATAAATAAATTGACCTGCTTCTAAAGCTTCACCTGCAATACCTGTATTGCGAGTTGTGTTAGCTGTAGGAAGCACGTTTGCTTTAGTAATCGTAATAGTAGCCATTTGGTATCCTCCTGGTAAGAAACTAGAAATTTATGCCGTATCTGTCAAATCACATCTTTAGGTAGAGTGGTCCATCAGAAAATACCTGATATTCCTGGGAAGAAGTCCCATCTCTATCATCTCCTGCTTCCCATAAAATATCGTTGCAAGCATCGGATAGAGTATCCACAATGTCGTCTTTCTGATTCCCATCTCCAGTCCAATTAAATACTTCGTCTTCTGCTGCTTTAAGCCAATGAGCATGTTCTGGAAACCATACTCGTCCATGTTCCATCTTTACTTGTGCAGTAGTACTATTAACAACTTTATCTGCTTGTTTCGTAATAGGTTTTACATTTAATCCGTAAACTTGGCAGTATTGAAACACACCTCTACCAGCACCATTAGCTTCAATTTTTACATACTGAGGTCTCCATTTTTTGTACATGATTTGGATACGCTTTACGACTTCAGGAATCTCATCCTGGAACCTATCCATATCAAGCCACAACAAATGAAAATCCTGAGTTAATCCCCATACCGATATAACAGTGTAGGATGGGTCTTTTCCTTTAGTGAATTCCGCCATACCAGAACGAAGACTAGCTGCAGGGTCCACTGTGATAAAGATCTTTTGAAGAGATTTCCAATCTATAGGACGACCAACCCCATTCTTTCCCAGAACAAAGTAATCTCCTCGAACACTGTAATAACGCGACCATGCTCGTTTAAAACGACTATCAGGGTTAACTGCCCAGTTACCATACTTGAGTCGGGCACGTTCAACAGGTGCTAATTCTTCTAGAGCTTTAGCATAAGCTTGCTGATCAATATAGGGATTATCACGATAAGAAGCTTGTAAGAAAGGTTTATCAGGATGACGACCAACCCAAACTACCGTGGTATCATCTTCTGGAATGGTATAGGGATCTCGACCATCTTGGGGTTCGATCTTGAATCTATTACGAACCCATTCATGTCCTATGCCTCCAGGGTTTGTAGCACCTCGAACCCGAAGAGGTAATGACTTATAAAGTTGACACCATTCACAATTATCTACATAGATAGGAGTTCCTTTATCATCTAACCTATGCTTAGGACATACTAATTTTCTCAAACGAGAAAACATATAAGTATAGTTAGATTCTTCATGCTGAGTGACTTCGTCAAACAATATGCAATTTCGATTGACTAATCCCTCTTTTGTGATAAAGTGATTTTCATCGGCAACTGTTATATCGTAAACAGTTCTTTCTCCAACATACTCTGGATAATAAGTGACAAACGATGGGAAGACCTCTGAAGAATGAAGGCTGGATAAGTTATACGGGTGGTTGTACCAAAAAAGGTTCTTGTGGTTATATATTTGAAAACGCGAAGTGGCATCCAAAAGCAAGAATGAATGGATGGGTTCTTCAGCACAGGCTAGTGATGGAGAAGAAACTTGGTAGGTTTTTAGAAGATGATGAAATTGTGCATCATATTGATCATGATAAGACGAATAACAATCCAAAGAATTTGATGATAACTGATAGGTATAATCATCATACCGATCACCATCCAGAGATGTTTCAAGGCAAGTTACATGATGTGACTGATACGGATGTTCTGGAATTTGTTGGAAAAAAGACAACTTTGGAGATAGCAGAATATTTTGGGGTAACTCATATGACTCTCCGAAGAAAATTTGGTCATTTGTTAATTTATCGTAGAAGTCCTCGAACAGTGGATGATCCTGAAGCGATTGAAATTGTTCGTAAATATGGACCTGATTCAAATTGGGGATATCGTGATATGTTAAAGAATTTTGGTTTGTCTTTAAGTTTAATAAATCAGATCTGTGAAAAATACAACATTCAATGGGTGAAGAAGAAACGAGACTCCATTGCCCAGTTGAAGTAAGAACCTTATGAGTAACACCTTGAACTTGATTCCCAATTCTTACACATTCCTTTTTCATTGATGGAAAAGTATGAGTAACTGGTTTAGGTCCAGATAAAGTCATTACCAAGTCATTGACTTTAATTAACTCTATTGCTTTATAGCTACCATCTCCCATTAAAACTTCAGTACCTTTTGCTACACATTGATATTCAGCAGATTGGTAACGAGTGTAAGCATTACTCTCACCGATATAACCAAACTGAAGACGAGCAGGATGTCCTGGTCTACCATCTGGATTAGTAGTAGGAAAATACCAGCAATGTTCATCTCCCTGCCATTTAGCATCGGTATCTGATAACCATTTAAATGATCTATCAATAAGTGCTGATGGTTGTTTTAAATCTGTAAGAGTTCTTCTAAATACAATAGCTGCGTAACCAGGGATATGAACATACTGAAGTGCGATAGATAGTAGAATATCAGACTTACCACCTCCAGCTTGTCCACCATAGAGAGCTTCCATGTGAGGTAACATCAAAAAACCAAGTTGTTTTGGAAATGGTTTATTCTTAATGTATTTATTCAGAAGTGGTATCATCAATATCTTTCAAATCAAGGATGTCTGTATTCTTATCCAACTTAACCCCAAATTCGTTAGCAAAAGCTTTAGCAATTTCTTTAGAACGAAATATG